GCTTTAATCCCTGTGTGGATCACAATCATGTGAGTGGTATGGTTCGCGGAGTTATATCAATGGAGGGCAACACCTTCTTGGGTCGTGTTGAGAATAGCTTTAGACGCTTCGGCACAAGCTCCGAATTAAGCTTATCGGAAGTGCTAAGAAACATTGCGGATTACTTGGATCAAGGTGATACAAATTACCTTCATCCAGTGGGATTAAAGCAATTAGCGTCTAGGTTTAATCGCTTAGTTCTTGAGGATCAAGTGTTTGCATTAAAGATGCTAAAAGCTAAAAAAAGTGAAATAAAAGCTTGCACCAACTCAAAACAACGCACATCTTTATATCGTAAACTTATTACTAATGGAAAATAAAAACATACTATCAGAAATCCAAACGGAGTTAAGAGCTCCCAAGGGACAACGCAATAACTTTGGCAACTACGCATACCGCAGTGCTGAAGATATTTTAGAGGCTGTAAAGCCCCTACTTAAAAAGCACGATTGTGCATTGATTATCAGCGATGATGTTGTAAGCATTGAGGGTCGTGTATATGTAAAAGCGATGGCAATGCTGATACACGATAATTCTCGCATTGCGGATTCAGTGGGTTTTGCTCGTGAGGCAGAATCAAAGAAAGGCATGGATGAAAGCCAAATCACTGGTGCAACCTCATCCTATGCTCGCAAGTATGCTCTTAACGGGCTACTCTGCATCGACGACTGCAAGGATCCAGATGCTACAAACAAGCACGGAAAAGACTCTCAAGCTACCAGCAAGGCAGCTACAAACAACAACCTAATATAGGAAACTAGAAAAATGGAAAAATACGATAACACAAATCGCGGAGCTATGTTTAAAAACGACCGCAAGAAGACTGAAACTCATCCAGACTTGGGTGGCACAATCGATGTGGGCGGCACTGAATATTACATCAACGCTTGGAAAAAAGAATCCAAGGCGGGTGCTCCGTTCTATTCGCTTTCAGTTAAGCTAAAGGAGCCCAAGGAGGCTGTAGCTAGCGAATCACCCTTTGAATAATCTGCTAGGGGTAGTAGAGGCGTAATAACTAAGGGGCGGGGTTTTGGTATTCCCCGCTCCTTTTTTTACAACAACAATTAAATATAAAACATAAATGATTTCATCGGATACATCTACATTACCATCCAGTGGTAAAATGACAAACTTCCCTACTGGTGCAGTTAGGGACGCAATGATGGGGAAAGGATTCCCATCCCTAATTCCAACGGGTGCTCTTAAATCCCTAGCTAAACGCTTTGAGGATGGAGCTATTAAATACGGCAGGGATAACTGGCAGAAGGGCATTCCACTCTCGCGATACTGTGACGCGGCCAACCGACACCTATGGGCATTGCGTGATCAAAAGATGGACGAGGATCACTTTGGTGCTGTTCTTTGGAATATCGCTTGCTGGCAGGACACAAAAAGAAGGATTGACCTAGGACTATTACCAGAGGAACTTAACGACATTTAATATGAAGGATTACATTGAACTATACAGGGAAGCATACGACAGGGAATTTTCAGCGGAGGGAGATGAGGATATCCGAAATAATTTCTGGAAGGCGGCACGCAGAGATATCAATGGTGCAAAACGCACTGGACTTATTCAAGAGGTATGCCTTGATGATTATCTAGAATCCAACAAGAGACCCTACTCAGAAATTTCAGATGAAACACGCAGTATAATCGAGCAAAGCAGCATTATCCCAGCCCAGCTACTATCGGATCACTTTAAGGTATCCGTCTCAGCAGTTAGGCAAATAAGAGCCAACCATAAGAATAAGTAACCCAAACAACCCAACCCAATAAAATACCATGAACGAACTAAACGCAATTGAAGCAGAGGAATCTATACTAGCTAGTTGTATCTCTGACTTGGACGGTGCAGTCTACGACGAGTTGTCAGCCATCATAACGAAGGATGATTTCTACAGCAATAAGAACTCATCTATATTTGATAGCATCGGGAAGATCATCAACAACAAGGATGAGATCAACGAGGTGAATGTAGCTAACCAACTACGCAGCATCAATATGCTGGACGAGGTTGGTGGGTTGCCCCGCATCATGAGCATTATGGATTCCCCTTGCACCCCACTTGCTGGGCGTGCGGCGGCTAAGATCGTTCTTGGTAAGAGCAGAGCTAGACAGCTAGCTAGGCACTACAAGCTACAGCTTGAGTCCCTCAACGAGAATGCTGACACTGGGGACGTTGCCTCCAAGACTGAGGCTGAAGTCCGCAAGATCATGGATGCAAGTGCCAATGCAGATAATACCCTGTCCGCTGCGGCCATCGATCTAAAGACTAGACTGCATAGCATCTCAGACGGAACATACGTGTCCAAGAAGATATCCTTCGGCATCCCACACTTGGATGAGAAGCTAGACGAGGGTGGCATTGCACAGGGTGAGGTCTGTGTGATAGCCGCCCCTACATCCTGCGGAAAATCCCAGTTGGCATTGAACTTTGTTCTTAGGAACTCAATCTCCAACAGCATCCCATCGGCTATCTTTAGCTTTGAGATGCCAGCACAGCAGTTGACCAAGCGAATGACTCAGACTTGCTCTGCGGTTAATCTAAAGAAATACGTGGACAAGAGCGTTACTCCCCATGAGATGACGCTCGTAGATAGCTCGATAGATAAGATCGGAAAAGCTCCCATCTACACGGTTCACCATGTCCGTGGCATCGATGACCTAAGATCAAAGGCACGATCCCTAAAACGCAAGCACGGCATAAAAGCCGTCGTCGTGGATTACTTGCAATTGATTCCATTCAATCCAAATCTAAGTAAGCACGAGGGCATCTCACAGGCATCCCATGGCATCAAGCAGATGGCAATGGAGTTAGATGTAGCTGTCATTCTGTTAGTTCAAGTCAACAGGACGGGTGCTATGCGGGACACTGGTCTCGTTCTCTATGACCTAAAGGATTCTGGTGACATTGAAAACGACGCTGACATTGCTCTGCTAATGTGGCCGAAGGGTGGCAATGCGGATACCTGCAAGGCAATAGACCCCAACGGAGTTAGCTACCTAGAGATGGACTACAACGTAGCCAAGAATCGAGAGGGTGAGCGTGACCTAAAGGGACGCTTCAAGTTTATCAATCACATCGGACGCTTTCAGTAGCGAGTACTATGGACATTCCTATGAATAATTTTTTACAACCGCAACTACCACACGATTACTTACTTCACCTTCCTTGAACTTATCAACTCCTCCATCAGTGAGCAACAGCATCCCATTGGATGCCTTTGTTTCCTTGTAAAAAATATGATCCCCAACATTTGCGTAAAGCGTTTTAACTTTTGCGACGGAGTGCGTTAGCCCGTGATCGCATAAAATTTTTACCGCTGGATCGGCTAATGAAATTGATGGAATTAGGGTAGATAGGACGAGTAATAGTATTTTCATCCCTCTATATTAAACCAACAGAGGAACAAAAGATATAGAGTGAATCACGTATAAATCACAACTAAAACACCTATGGTAACAACAACAAGAGAACTAAGCGATATACTTCTTGCAATAAAGGAGGACTTCGCCTACATTAAGAATGAGAACCTTCTACTCCAAGAAGAAAACAACCAACTAAAACAGGCAATAGCCGCACTAAATAAGGAACCAACAAACTCACTATGACCGATAAAAAACCAGTTCAAATCTTCAAGCCAGACACAGAATCCGTCCTAGTTCGTGGGCTCAACGCAATGACTAGATCCTGTGATGTTCTAAGCAAACAGAACACGGAGCTCAACAAGGACATTGAGGGGCTCAAGAACAAGATAGCTAGGCTACAGGAGCGTGTACTAATCGACAGCATCGAAAAAGAATAGCTTGACAAAATCCATGGATTATAAACAATCCATGTTATAATTTAACAATGCCTAGAAACTATAGAAAAGAATACGACAACTACCAAGGTAAGCCCGAACAGCGAAAGCGTAACGATGCCCGAAAGAAGTCCAGACGGAAGATGGTGAAAGCCGTCGGAAAGATGAAGCTACAAGGAAAGGACATCGATCACAAAGACCGCAACCCCCGCAACACCTCACGTGGTAATCTTCGTATTCAATCAAAAGCAGTAAACCGTTCTAGGAATAAATAGTTTATCGGTAAGCCAATCGAGCAATCCTTGGCAGGTGGGTTTTTCGTTCTCTCCCTCCTTATTGAATCCGATGAGACAACACAACCTCCTCACTTAGCTAATACTAGGTGAGGAGGCCAACTTTAAATGGACTGGACTAAAGACAAAAGCTGGAAGCGAGGACAGGATACCGAACACGGTAGATTCCTAGATGTCTTCAGCTTGATAGATCCAGAACCCAGAGCTGCTACAAG